TCGAATATCTTCGCCAGCATTGCTTTGATGTCCCGTATGTCCTCTCGGTAATCGTCTCTTGCCACGTACTCTTTCGGCAAGTCCTCGCGCAGCTTCGCAAGGTCAACCTTTAGCTCTTTGACCGCAGCCCACAGCTCCCGCGCAAACCAGCCCACGACAGTCATGCCGACGCCAAGAAACATGTTTATGAGATGTTGGTTTTCCATTACTTAGCTTCCAGTGCTTTAAGTTCATCGGGAGAGGTTATACCGTCTACTTGCTTCGTAATATCCCGAAGGCGCTGCTTTTCGGAAACAATCGCCGCTGTGCTTGCACCTGTTTCAAGTGCGCGTTGGAATGCTATGTCTTGCGCTTCCAATAGCGGTTTTCGTTCGTTACGCAAACGGTCTTTTGTTATGTCTTTTGCTCTACTTATATCAACCTTTATGCCGTTATCGTCTTTCCAAGCGTTGCGGAAGGTGCGGTCAATCGGCACTTCATCGTCATCAACAATACGGAATGACACACCAGCAGGAACATCCTTTTCGGCAACTTTCTCAATTGAAAGTTGTCCTGTTGGGTGGATGATTGCAATGCCTGTTCCCGTTGCGTAGATTATTTTCATGGTTTCTCTAGGTTAACGGAAAATTGCAACGCAAATGTATTTTGCATCGTAAGCGGCACTTGCGTCGGTTGTTACAAACCTAGCCGCTGAAGTTGTCGGCGCTACCTCTGTCCCGGCACCTGCGTTAAGGTATAGTTGCGCCCCTACACATCTGGCAACTCCGTAATTTTGCGAATAAGTTATAACGGTTGAATAGTTTATATCGGACAACGCCGTTGTAAGATTTACCGTGTAATCCCCAGTCCCGTTATCCGTAATGCTGGACACGTTTCCGCTTTCTCTGATTGCAACAGTGCCAGTACCGTTGAAGTTCACCCATGCGCGGCAGGGGTAGATGGGTGCAGTGCCTGACACAGTTTCAAATTGTGCTGAGTTAATGTTTGGAGTTGTCAGCGTTGGGCTGGTGCCAAATACCAGTGCGCCCGTTCCTGTTTCTCCAGTTACAGCAGCAGCAAAGTTTGCGCTGGATGGAGTAGCAAGGAAAGTCGCAACTCCGGTTCCAAGACCTGACACGCCAGTTGAGATAGGCAAGCCCGTTGCGTTGGTGAGGGTGCCTGATGCGGGTGTGCCCAGAGCAGTCGCGTTACCCGAAGCATCTAGATTGACTGACTTCTCAGAAGGGTAGGTAACGAATACATCTTTGGTTCCCGCGCTGAAAGATAACGCAGAGGGCTGGGTTGCAGAGCTATTAGAAAGAACAGTCGTACGCGCAAGCGTGGTGCCAGATGTAGCGTAAGTGCCGACCCCAACTTCCCACTCCGAAGTACCCTGCCCAGCGATACAGTAGTAGGTGGTATTTCCGTTACCAACAATAGCAAAAGATTGAAACCCCGTAGACGCCCCAGCCAACGTGATAGTGCCAGTCCCGGTGGTTGTGGTTGTTTCTTTGACGCGGTTTGCAATAACAAGAGCCATTTAGTTTCCCGTCCCTATCACCATCCAAGTAGTTGTCTGGGAGTTATTTATCGTTCCCCATGACGTAGCGGTTGACGCATTTATAACTACCCAATTAACCGTTTGCGAATCATCAATAAGTTCCCACGGTAGCTTTGCTGATACAGAATCAGTTGCCGTTGCAAGCTCTGCAATTAAGCTGTTAAATGTCTGAGTGCTTCCTACTACATCTGTTGCCGTGCCTGTCTCTGTAATACTTGTGGAAAACACTACGAAACTAACTGCACTGTCTGTAGCTGTTGCAAGTTCTGTAATAAAAGATACAAAAGTCTGATTACTACTTACCGCGTCAGTCGCTGTTCCTGTTTCCAATACCGGTGCATTAAAAATACTTGGCGCTACTAACACTACATCTGTAACCGTTCCTGTCTCTACAATAAAAGACACAAACGTCTGTATGCTGCTTACTACCTCTGTAGCCGTTCCTGTTTCTACAATACTGGCTGGAAACAGTATGAAACCAACAGTGCTGTCTGTAGCTGTACCTGTCTCGCTTACTGCTGAGTTATATATTGACCCTGCTAGTGAAGCAAACGGTGCATTCGCAAAAGTTGAAGTCCCGAACACATTACCCCGCCAAACTCATGGTGTAGGTTACGTTCAATGTGTCGCCCGAAGTTACAGCCCGGTCACCGGGAGAGGTGAAGTCAGATGCCGAAAACAGTGTTCCCGCCGTGCCGCTCTTAGCACTACCACTGGTCAGGAACGCGCCGCCAACTGTAGAAGTTCCATTGATGTTGAACGCCGCTGGTGAAGCTGAGTTTGTAGCCACAGACGGATTGGCAGTTGTCGCAGTAACGAAGGTAACCGCCACACGAGTGGCGTTGCTGTAGCCGACGTTCTCAGTCCAACCAGCATGACTCGACATGGTATCCGCAGCAGCAGGGGTGTTAGACGCTCCAGCACCGTACAGGCCAATATACCAAGTGGTTATTGCAGCAACACTTGTCAGCGCAGAGCCAGCCATATAAGCCAGACCTACGTTCACAACAAGGTTTTTCTCTTCTGCTTCCCACTTCAGGTTACCGTTTTTATCCAAGCATTGAATCTTGAACTTGCCCATGGCACGAGCTGATTCTTCAGGACGCGCACCACAAATAAGTACGCTAGAAACTGCATCCACAGACTTGGCTTTATCGTTTGTTGACATAAAAACTCCTTGCGGTTACGCAATCCTTATGATGGCTGAAGTGCTACTTGCCGTAGGGAACTGCACTGTGAATGTAGCGGTAGAGGTCTTGTCTGCACCGAAGTCCAGAACACACACCGTTCCACCACTGACCTTGTAAATCAACGCACCACGGGCGGTAATGGCCCCAGACCACGAAACATTGGTGAACGACCAGTAAGCTACATCATCAGAAACTATCGGGACTGTGCTAACCACCAAAGTCTCTCCGGTAGCTGTATAGCCTGACGTTACAACCTCACCCGTAGCGGTATATACCGCAGTATCTTCATTCAACGTAGCTGCGTTGGTATACAAAGCGATCTTGTATACATCTGTAGTACCGGTAGCGAAGTTATATGACCCGCTAGGTAGCCCTAAGATAAAGGCGTTGGTTGTGTAGTTTCCAGTGAAGGCCATTATTTCACCGGAATCCTAGCTTGCCCGCTGCGGTACGCATCTTGTCTTTCCAGACCATCACCCAACCGTTTAGCCAGTACGAGGGCATCTTGATACTTCTTCTCGTAGAAGGCGATAACGTCTGTTTCGCCCTTCATGAACGTGTACGCCTCAACCATAGAGCCATAGAGAAGAACAGAGTCAATGTTATCTCCCAGCCAAGACTGACCTGAAGTATTACCAACAGTTGATACGGGGATAGAAAACCCAGAGCCAGAACCACCAATATTTGCAGCAGTTGCGCTCAAAGTATTAGCAACAACATATCCTGACCCGCCATTAGCTAGTGATACCGTAGTTACAACGCCACCCGCTACTACAATATCCCCCGTAGCGCCGCTACCGCTTCCACCTGTAAGGGGAACATTTGAATAAGTACCGCTAGTGTAACTACTGCCACCTGTAACAGCCCCTAGCGCGGTAATGGGACGTTGAATGATTGACTCAGGATAATAGTAATAGTGAAGCTCCATGCTATACGCCGCATTGGGTGTTGGCCCCAGAAGAAACGACAACTCATTGGTCGGTACCGGGGGAGTCGTGCTTGTAGTCGTAGGGCCAAACAAAGCGTAATACTCCGGAGTGCCTGTATCAGTCGGGATAGGAAAGGATTCCCGAATAAAGTTAACGTCTTTGTTAAGCAGAAAAGAGTATGCGCCAGTGGTAGGGTCTATCACCGCCATCGAATACGAAGCCAGAAAATCAGAAGGGCAAGACAGGTACTTATTACTTGCGGTAGTCGCCCCCGTCACGTTCTTCCGCAACGAGGGGAACTGAACAGTGTTGTATATGCGCTGTTCGGCTTGGGTAATGAAGGTATTGATCTGCTCGACACTAGTAAACGACACACTGCTCCCAGTGGAGCCAGTGAACGCGGACGCGGGGAAGTCATTCTCTAAATACCCTTTGACCGTTGTAAAAAGCGTCGAGTAGTTCATCAATCACCTCAAGCCATCGGCCCGCGAGCCATACGGCCTTTGGTCTGCGCCTTACCACCGCGCACTTGAATCCCGGAGGTCTTAACTTCGTTATTCGTCGAAGTGCTGACATTGCCAACGCACATGCTACGGTTATTAAGATCACTCATGTTCTCACCGGAACCGGGGTTCTCGCTAACCGTCACAGCCTTACCCGTCATTGTGTGCGGTTTGGCGTAGGCAGAAGCTGGTTTGTTATTAACCATCATTTGCCCCTCTGGTTGTTCGCACGAGCCACGTTGCGACCTACAGCCTTCATAGCCAGCGACGTAACACCGCCCTTCTTGAAGGTCGTCTTCTTGCCCGGGTGCATGTTCTGCTCGTGCTTCGTAACTGCTTTCTTTGCGTTCATGTGTATCTCCTAGGTAACCGCTATTGTAACCGTGCCAATACTAACCGTTAATGCCAAATTATTTGGGGTCAACGCCGCATCAAACTGCCTAGAACCACCCACCGGATTCCAGCCCCACTGGATGATCCTGCTACCCCCGCTAGGGTATCCATCGTCCCCTACCCCAGATGTTACATAGCTTGTATCAGGGCGGGGGTTGCGTACAGCCTGTGGATCATTGACCGGGTACATTCCAAGCTGCAACTGGGGCTGGTCTGGTTCCCAGCATGTCGGGCAAACGAGGATATTGGTTATTTTCGTCTTGATCGTTAGCGGCTTTAATTCAGTCAATTTATACCGAAAACCGCACCTATCGCACTCGGCTATAGACTTTCTAGCACTGGCAAATGGGGAAGGCATTTTTTAATTTAGAAACATCTGGCGTGGAACAAAACGAACAGGAGCTTTTTCCCGGTCTTCACTAGCTGCCATTGCAAACTGTTCCTCGTACTCCCCTTTGAGCATCTGAACTCGCGCTTCGGCTCCGGGTATCTTCATTGACAAGTAGAACGCCAGCCCAGCCACCATACAGGGCAGGAACCTGAACGGGATGTCTTCCCCGTTTATACCGTTACCCGCGTCCTGAATCCGGCGAAGCCTCCAATACACGAAAGTATAGGTCTGGCTGCTGTCAGGGGTGGGCCAGACGTTGATTGCTGGCAGGTTGACTACGTAGATAGCCGTAGCCGTTGTATGGGCCGCAGCGGTGGTATACGCCTGTCCACGGACGCAATTCTGTATGGTCGTGCTGGTCGTGCCGCTGTAGTTGATGATCTCTGAGTCAATTTTGATGTACCCGGCACTTGCCAGACCCACCGTGGTACTCAGGGTAATCGTTGTGTCGGTGGCAGTCAGAGTCTCATTTAGCGTAATCGTCGTGACGGCTGTGGCCCCTGACTGACGGTTGATCCAGACCTGAATCGGCCTGCCCGTAGCGTTCTTGTTAGGGATTGTTGCGAAGGTAGATTCACTAATCCGGCTGATGTTGATGTCAGTCTGGTTGGTATCTGTCCCAGTGCGGATAACCATATCCAACAGGTCGATGGTGTCTGTAGGAAGGGCGTAGGTGCTTTGACCAGTAGCCAAAACAATCTGGCCCTGTTCTACAGTCCACATATTCAGACCACGGTTTGCCCACTCCAAGGTCATCAAGTTCAAACTTCTACGGGCGGTACGCATATCGTAGCCGGAACGAAGTTCCTGACCGCAACGCTCAAAAGCCTCTTCTATAAGGTTATTGAGGTCTAGGTTGAACGCAACAGTACCCGTGGTGGTGTAGGCCATTATCTATATCCCGCTGTTTTTCTAGCTACGCTCTTGGGTTGGGCTACAAATTGCTGTCCTTTTGCTTTACCAGCGCGTTTTGCACGCGTTGTCGCAGCGTACTCAGCAGGGCTGAGATTTTTAATCGCAGCTTCTGGAAGGTATCTTTCACCTGTTTTACTCGATGGTTTTCCACTTTTGGTTCTCCATTTCTGGTCACCCCAGTCCTTCAGTGATTGTTGCGGCGCTTTCAATCTTTGTACCCCCCACCAGCAGCCTTATACCGTTTAGCCATAACTTGCGCTTTTCTCGCGCTCCACTGCCCAGCACCCGTGCCTACAATTGCCGCAGCCTTGACGCTATTGAAGATGCGTTTACGAAGCCCCGGCTTGGTGTAGTTGCCTGCCGCGTTGACCGTTGACTTGCCGCCCTGTTTAAACACCTTAACAGGCTCGTCCCCATCTCGCTTCTTGATGAGTTTAGGCACCTTCGAGGGGGCTATGGCCCCCATTCCACGGGACGGGCGCATCTCAGTAGTTTTTGAACTTGGTCTTGCCGCGTTGAGCAATACCGTCAGCACGAGCAGATACCGAACCGCCAGCAGCCATCTTGACCATCGTACCTTTGGTCTTGCCACGGGACTCAATACCGCCGCCCTTGGCGTAGGCCATGCCACCACCCATCATCTTCTTCTGCATGAAAGCGGGTTTACCGTCTTTCATGGGCATACCGCCTTTTTTGTAACCTAGCGCTGCCTCTCTTGAAAGTTGACCGCCCCGCAATTCCCGTAGCGCCTCTCTATCGCCAAGCATGCCTTTTACATTTCCCTTCACATCACCGTATTTTTCTTTTAAATACACGCCAGTTTTTCGCGCAATTCTTGCCGGTGCAGCTAAATCTTTTTGCAGTCGCGCCTCTGCTGGGTATTTATCTTGACCTGCAAGGTAGCCCTTGTTTTCTGCCTTATTTTCTTGAATTTTTTGCGCTGTTGGCAAACCAAATGCTGCTATATCTTCTTTTGAGACATTCCCGCCGTCATCATAGCGTTTGACTTTACCACCGGCTTTCATACCCATTGGAGGTTGGGCAGGGGGAGGCATACCGCCGGGTGGGGGTCTACGCATAGGTTGCTGACGTTTTGCCATCATCGTTGCCATTACTTCTGGCGGCATACCATCTTTTTTCATACCCATCATTTTCTTAGATTCCACGATATCACCGCCTTTTTTAAAAGTTTTACCTTTGTCAGCAGCAGAGAAGTCTTTGCCAACAGATTGAGATACCCCAGCCTTCTTAGCAAATGAAGGGCTATGCGCTACTGCTTGCATGAAACGATGCTGCTTTGCAGAGGTAGAAGGCATTACACGAACCGGCCCTTGGTCTTGCCACGGCTGGCGATGCCGTCGCCACGGGTTACGGAACCAACCGAACCACCCGTCTTCATATTTTTACTTTCAGCGTATTTACTTGCGCGGCCAAGAGTATCGTAATCTTTCATGGCCTGTGCATGTCTGCCCAACATCGCCCGGCGGTCCTTAGCGCTAAGGCTTTCATTTTTTGAGGCTTCGTCGTACCCACGCGCTTCCATATACTTATTTCGGGCGGTTGCAGCGTAATCAGCCGATGCTTTTTTAGGTGTTGAGCGAGCAGCTGGTTTATTCACGGCTTGTGCGGTGCGAGTAGCTTTAGGCGCAGCATCTGCAGCTCGTGGTGAGTAACCCCTACGCGCAACAGTAGCTTCGTTGCCTTCTTCATCCGTAGTGGTCTCGAAGTCGTAATCAACATCGCCGCCGTCTTCAAACCGCTTCATCTTTTTCATATCATCCGTCCTTTAGTTTTACCACGGGAGGCAATGCCGTCTGCACGGCGAGAGGCGGAGGATTTTACGGAGCCACCGTGTTTCATGCCAAGTCCGCGAACACTTTCATTAAACCTGTCCCTGTTTGATTCCCGAGGTTTTTTAGGCAACGGTGGAGGGGGCGGTGGAGGGGGCGCAGACCCACCATCAGGGTTAGGCGGAGGTTTGCCTTTATCCGCAGTATAAATCTTATCGTCTGGGTTATCTTTAGCCATGTTTATCTCCTAGCATTTCCAAGCCCGAAGGCTTTTGTTGATTCTGCTGTTCGGGTCATTTGCGGTTTTTGCGGAAGTTAATTTCTTCTTCATCCCCGTCATCCTTGCGCAGAAACTGTCTTTCCTTGAGCCACCCTCTGGCTGCGGCGCTTTCAAGCCGGGCTTTCCGGGATTGGCCGCGTTGTAAGAAGCCCTCCCCTTCGCGTTCAGACCACCACTCTTTGCTTTTCCTTCGGCTCTTGTCCATGCTGGCGTCTTCGGTTTTTTAACCATGCTCCACCCAAATCGTTTTAGGGTAAATATTTACAGTCTCTTCTACGGAGCTACACTTATCGCAAACATGCGTAAACGGCTTGTCCTTGTAACTAACACTAAACTTGTGCTGGTACTCGCCGCCACAGTCACACATCAGACGCTCTACCGTCCAAGTAATCGGGGATACTGTTACGTTGCTCACGCCGCGTCACTCATCGTAGCTTCTACCGGCTTTAGCATCGGGTAAAGGATGTCGTTACCGAAGTCGCTCTTGAACTCGTGGATACCCATGTGTCCCAGCTTAATAGTCGGGTCAATCCACACAGTAAACCCAGCCTCACGCGCACGGTCACAGAAGAGGAAGTCTTCTCCCAAGTAGCCCTCTGGGGTGCATTTAAAGTCAAAGAAACTGTAGAGCCGTTCTTCCGGGTTCATATTATCTTGATGTAGCCACTCAGGATGCAGCTCAGCCAGCTTAGTGAAGACCTCTTTCTGGATCATCATAAAGCCAGTAGCTACACGCCTCGCTTTAATCAAGCCAAAAGCGTCCATCTCTATGTTGTCCTTATCTCCTTCCAGAGACAGGATGTATATCTTTCCGTCTTTACGGGCTTCGTATGCACCAGCAACAATAGGCTTATTCTGATTCCATGCCATCAACCGCAGAACAGACTCAGGATCAAAAGTCATGTCTGCGTCGATGAATATCAGGCTATCGCAGTCTGATTTAAGGAACTCATGGGCAATCATGTTCCTTGCGCGGGTCACAACAGAACAACCACAGATGCTACTGATCTGGATTGTGATTCCATGCTCCATAGAATTCTGAGCAAGGCGCATCAACGAGATTGCCATCTTCAAACCCACTTTATGATCGTAAGCGGGGAGGCCAATCATTAACTTCTTACCCGCCAGATTGAAACCTTTGCTTGTTTGCATGATTACCCGTAGATGATAGTTGCGAAACCGAGGTTTGATACCGTTCCATATACGGCGGTTGTGAACAGCAGTCCTTCGCCGGGGAGCAGCATATACGTCGGTTGCGTTGCGGAAGCTACAGTGTTGATTGTGATTTTAATCGTGCTACTTGCGCCGCCATCCCTAAGAATAAGACTGCCCGCTGTAGCAGTAGGAACAATGTAGACTGCCTTGACCCTGCAACGAGCAAGATTAACAGCAGCTTGGTCAGTAAACTGACCACTGGAGGTAATGGGTACGCTGGCTAGAACGTCTGTTTGCATAGGCATAACAGTAATCTCCTAAGATGTTAATTGGGGGCCGTAGCCCCCAGAAGATTAAGAGAACGGCGTAACAACAGAGCCAGAACCCACAAACGAACCGTTAACTATGTATTTTGCCGCAGCAAACGGCATCAGCGTCAGGCGGCTACCAGCAGCAGCGCCACCCGAAGTCGTTGAATTCAACGTGATGATCGTGCCAGCGGTTGAATTAAACGCCATTGAAGTTGTTCCAGCAACCATAATCTGCCCCGTGTAAACGTCGCTACCAGCGCAAGTAATGGTCTGGGCAGACACACCCGCCGAAGCTGCGGTGAAGATAAACGTGAAAACAACGCCGATGTTACTAGCTGTGTTCGGGTCAGAGCCGGGGCCAGCCGCAACAGTGTCAGCAGTCGCGTTGACAGCCGGAAGGGTAATCGCGCAGGTTGCAGGAACCAGCAAGATATGACCAGCGTGAGTGGCGACTGAGAGAGTCGCAGTAGCGCCAAGGGTAATGATATTACCCGGCCCTTGGGAATAGAAACCATTGAGCGAACGGACGGGGCCGTCGAATGTCGAAATAGCCATTTGAATCTCCTAGTGTGTTAGCACATCCGCATAGAGTCTCTAACAAGTCTGCTGGGGCAGTCGCTATGCGTAAAAATACCCAGATAAGGTGATTTTGTATCACGCGCCTAATGCCGCGTCAAGGTGCTTATTGATGGATGGTGAATTACAAGTATTTCGCAGTAATGCG